ATGGCAATTAATGACGACATCAAAATCACTATCAACTTCAATGAGTTGGTAGAAGCAAGAGCAAAACTCTTGACTCAAAATGAAGATTACGCAAATGCGGTGGCAACTGGTGAGTATCTTGATGGTGAGGATATAGATAGAATAGCAGTCAAACTAAGAGATACTGTCACTTGGGATTCACTCTGGTTCATGGTAGATGGTGCTATCTATGATTATATGGGTTTAAAAGATCCAAATAAAGCTCACTATGGTGAGAGAACTATTGAAACTGTTGAGTTAACGATGGAGAAGGAAAGAAAGGAAAGAGAGAAAGAGTTTAAGAAGAACTTTGAGATGGTTAAGTTAGAATCATCTTCTTGGAGTATTGATGTACCATTAAGGAAGAAAAAATGATCACTAAGAAAAAACCAAATCTTGAATATATAAAGGACGTTCCTCAATGGGAAAAATTGTATCTTAAACAAATGAGAGGTAGTTTATCTGAACAGCAGATAGAACTTCTTGAAGGGCGAGATATAAAATCTAATGAAGGAATGATTTATGGTAACATGTATAGAGATTGGAAAAGGAGGAGAAATGCCAGTTTATCCAGTAATTAATCACAAAACAGGAGAACAAAAAGAAATTAATATGACATTAGCGTCATATGAAAAGTTCAGAAAGGATAATCCCGATTGGGACAGAGATTGGTCAGATCCATCAACTCTACCATATCACTCCAGATATCCTAGAGAAGCACTTACTTCCGATGCTATTTGCTCTCCTACTCCATCAGGTATGGTTATCCCAGAATTGGAAAATTCAGCAGATTTTGCTAGATTAAAGAAATCAACTGATGAGGGTAAATATGGTATAGATCATACCCATCCCAGAGAATTTGGAAAAGCAGCAGCAAAAGCAAATTCTGATATGAAAAAAATGGCTAGATTGGCTAAACCAAAAACGAGGAAAAAGTAATGGCAACGTATCCAGTAGTAAATACGAAAACAGGAGAACAGAAAGAAGTTCAAATGAGTATCCATGATTGGGATAAGTGGTGTGCTGATAATCCTGATTGGTTAAGAGATTACTCAGATCCTTCGACAATGCCTGGTGTGGGCGAAGTTGGTGAATGGCAAGATAAGTTAAGAAAGAAAGCACCTGGTTGGAATACTATTTTGAAGAGAGCACAAAAAGCTGCTCCAAGGAATCCTACAATAAAAACGCTTTAATATGCCTAGAAGAAAAAAGGTCGAGCAACCTATTGGGGTTGGTTTGACGACCAAACAAATAAAAAGAAGAAAACCAATTAATACTGATTATCTTGTTGATATTCAACCATTAACAGATAATCAAAAAAGATTGTTTGATTCTTATAAAGAAGGAAAGCATCTTATTGCTTATGGTCTTGCTGGTACAGGTAAGACTTTTATTACATTATATAATGCTTTAAGAGATGTTCTTTCTACAGATACTCCATATGAGAGAATCTATTTGGTTCGTTCATTAGTATCTACTCGTGAGATTGGGTTCTTACCTGGTGATCATGAAGATAAGGCAGATATCTATCAGATACCATATAAGAATATGGTGAAATATATGTTCCAGATGCCTTCTGATGCTGATTTTGAGATGCTCTATGGTAACTTAAAGGCACAAGAAAGTATTAAGTTTTGGAGTACCTCGTTTATTCGTGGCACAACTTTAGATAATGCTATTGTGATTGTAGATGAGTTCCAGAACCTTAATTTCCATGAATTAGATTCTATCATTACTCGTATTGGTGAAAACTCGAAGATTATGTTTTGTGGTGATGCTACTCAGTCAGACCTTACTAAAACGAATGATCGTAATGGTATTGTAGATTTTATGAGTATCTTGCGTAAGATGCCTTCTTTTGATATAATCGAATTTGATATAGATGACATAGTTCGTTCAGGACTTGTTAAAGAATACATTATTTCTAAACTTGAACTTGGGTTATGAGATTTCCAACAAGTTGTTATGACAATTTCTACGAAGATCCCGAATCTGTAGTAGATTTTGCTCTTGCTTTAGACTATACCGTGGATGAAGCAAAATATCCAGGATGTAGAACATCTAATTTATTTGAGATTGATCCAGACTTTGCTCATGCTAGTCTTTTTAAAATGTTATCATTATTTGATGATTTTAATGAAGGAGATATTGATGTAGATTGTAAAACTCATTTTCATAAAACATGGAGATTTTCTCCTGAAAAAGAGCATGTATTGAATAAGGGATGGATTCATAGAGATAATGGTATTTTATTGGCAGCAATTGTGTATCTAAGTAAGGATTGTCATCCTGACAGTGGAACTAGCATTTATAGTAGAAGAATTGGTGAACGATTACCTAATTATACTAGAAATTATAATTCCTTTGATCAAATATTAGGTAACAATACAGAGACATCTATTGATGCTATAAAAGAATATGAAACTTCTTTGATTGAAAATAATGAACCATATGATGTTCAAATAGAGGTTAAAAATGCATATAATAGACTTATATGTTATGATGGTGAGCAGCATCATACTCACACAAGTTGTTGGAGAGATGATGAAGACTTTAGACTGACTCAACTTTTTTTCATAGATGATATTAAGTGTTTTAGCAAAAAGATACCCTCAATAAGATGTAACCGTTATGGCATTTGATCACGTTGAATTAGACCTTAAACCTCTTGAACGAGAGCATATTGATGGAGTTCGTTACTATAAGATACCTGATGAGGAAGAACTCATCAAAATGGTTTCTATTACTTCAGTAACTAGTCATTTTAATAAAGAGATTTTTATTAATTGGCGAAAGAGAGTGGGTAATGAAGAGGCAGATAAGATCACGAAAGCGGCAACAGGTCGTGGAACCGATATGCATACTCTTACAGAGCATTATCTGAAGAATGAAGATCTACCTGAAGTGCGTCCCATTTCAGATTTTTTATTTAAGATTGCCAAGGGTAAATTGAATAAAATAAACAATATATACGCTCTGGAAGGACCGCTATATAGTAAAGAATTAGGTATCGCTGGAACCGTTGATTGTATTGCTGAGTATGATGGCGAGTTAGCTATAATAGATTTTAAGACATCTAAAAAACCTAAACCACGAAACTGGATAGAACATTATTTTGTTCAGTGTATGGCATACGGTTGTATGTTATATGAAATGACGGGAATATCAATTAAAAAACTGGTAATCATTATGGCCTGTGAAAATGGCGAGTGTGTAATTTATGAAGAACGAGACAAAGCGAAGTACATCAAACTTCTCGGAAAATACATTAACAAATTTGTTAAAGATAAACTGGAGCTCTATGGAACCAAATAAAGAATTAGAAAAGGCGATAGAGAGTAAGTTTCTCACACCTCAAAAGTTTGCTATGGAAATAGAAAAGATAGTAGCAGAGGAAGAATTTAACTATATCGATGCTATATGTTATTATTGCGAATCTAATAATATTGAGGTAGAATCAGTATCTAAGTTAATTTCAAAACCTTTAAAGGAACGATTAAAATGGGATGCAACCCGTCTTAATTTTATGAAAGCGACTTCTAAAGCTAAACTACCAATATAATGCCTACAAATTCTGTTTTTCCTACTCCAATTTATGCTGAAATGGCACTTAATAGTGAGTATGAGGAGATTCAAAGTGAATTGACTGAAGCCTTACAGTGCTTAGATTTTCATCATCCATCTTTAGGTGATGGTCATGATCTTAGTTTGGGTGAGGATGGTACTTTGTTTTCTGATAATGTTTTAGAGAAATATAAGTGCTATAAATTTCTTGCATTTTTATATAAAAATGTGATGCGTTATGTTGCTGATTTGGGATATTTTAATTATGATAATCTTGCTTCATATGAAGAGTTTACGAGTGATGATTACCAAGATAATTTAGATTTTCCGCATCAATATTTGGTTCAACAATCTTGGTTTACTAAAACAAATTATGGACAATACGCTCCTATGCATTATCATGGATCTATTGATATATCTGGAGTATATTATTTACAAACAAATGGTCAAGATGGTAATTTAACTTTTTATAGTCCTACTAAAGAGTTAATATCAAGTTTTATATATGGACTTGTTGATGATAAAATATCATTACCTTTAGAGCAAGGATTACTTGCATTATGGCCAGGAGTGTTGTATCATACTACTGCTAACAATGAAACTGATCATGAAAGAATTAGTTTGAGTTTTAACATACAATTTCCAAGAGCAGGATTTTGTCGCAGTAAAATAAGAACTAGTTTTAATGGAGTACCACCTCGTTAATAAAATGCCATCTGAATTAGATTTATTACATTATCGTTTACAAGCGATTCTACGTGATTATAATATGCCTGATCTTGAATATATCGGTGAAAGAAAAAGTTGGAAATCTGGTGAAATAGTTCACTGGTATAAGATAGGTGAAGCAGAAGTCCCTATTGACGCTATAACTGAATTTGATACGGAGGAAGAAACTAATGACGATTAGATTAGGAGGTGCTCAAATACCAGTAACTGTAGATATACAGAAAAACAAAGAAGAAATATTAAAGGCGATTGATTGGGCAAAAGACAATGAGGTTGATCATTTATTAACTCCAGAAGCTGCACTTTCTGGATATATGTCTGATTGGAAAGAAAATTTGAATGAACTTACAGATGCTCTTAAAGAAATTGAGGAACATCAAAGTAAATCTGGATTATGTTTACATTTGGGAACTAATTATAAAGAACCAGACAAATATGGAGATATTTTTAGAAATCAATTAAGACATTATAATCCTGATGGTATTTTATATGGAACTACATTTAAATATTATCCTATGCCAGAAGAAGGTGTTCTTGCTAAAAATTCAAAAGAACCTGTAGTACCTGTTCAACTAATAAAAAGTGATTCTAACAATCCTGATGAAATTCCAATGGCAGTGGGATTACTATGTAATGATATGTGGGGTTATGGTGAAGGAGGAAACAAAGCTATTTCTAATAAGGCATTAGAACTTAAAAGACTTGATGTGATGTTTCATGCAACAAATGGTAGAAATTATCCTGATAATGATTTCCGAAAAGATGTTTATGATTCTTGGCATGATGCTCATTTTAAAATGACTGTTGTGAACTGTGCTGTTCCTATTTTAACTGTTGATTCTTGTACGCCTTGGAATTCTACACCTGAAGATGATATAAACGAGTTTCAAACTTCTAGTCAGAGTGGATTTATTGATTTTTTAGGATGGAAAACTGATGTACCAAGAAGAGGAAGACAATATTTTCATTATGATCTTGATGTGAGTGAAACTCCAATAAGAAGATTTGCAAAACATCTTCATGCCAACGAACTATCTTTAAATCCAGGATTATGAGTAAAAAAACTACTAGAATTGCTGGTGCTCAATTACCAGTTAGTACAAATATTGAATTTAATAAAAAAGAAATATTAAAGGCGATTGATTGGGCGAAAGAGAATGAAGTAAAACATTTACTTACACCTGAAGGATCTCTTTCTGGATATGGGTTTAGATGGTCTAATCATTTAGATGAGATACATGATGCTTTAAAGGAGATTGAAGAACACGCAAAGGGTTTGGAATTCTTACATTTAGGAACACATTTACAGGAAAATGAGTGGGAAGGTAAAATTAATAGAAATGAAATCAGGCACTACTATGAAGGAAGTTTATTTGAAATAACTTTAAAGTCATATTGTATCCCAAATGATGCTAGTGTTCCTCGTGATCCAGACATGCCTTTAGCAATTTTTCCTATTAAGGGTAATGACAGACCAGCATCTGCTATTGGTATGATATGTAATGATATGTGGGGGTGTGTTGAAGAACATCAATATGGGATGGCATTGAATGAAAGGTTGAAGGGTGCTGGAATAGACCTTATATTACATGCTACTAATGGACTAAAGTGGCCAACTAATGATAAACGTCAAATTGCTTTTGATAAGTATCATGATGCTTTTTTAAGGATGACTGCATTTAAATCATTATCTCATATTATAACAGTTGATACTTGTACTCCTTGGACTTGGGATCCTGAAATGGATGCTGATAAAATAGATGCGGTTGATACTTCTAGTGAAAGTGGTGTGCTTGATTTCTTAGGATGGAAAACTAATGTACCAAGAAGAGGAAGGCAATATTTCTATTGTGATATAGATCTTTCGCAGTCACAAAAAGAAGTTTTTATGAACTTTGATGCAGAGCAAGAAGATGTATATCCATTTCCAATGGGTAAAATGAATTGGGATTCCTATTATCAAAAACGTAATGAGTAATAATTTATATGATGTAAGATTCTACGCTAGAGTATACGATAATATTTTAGATAAAGTAGAATGTGAAGATACCATATCTCAGATAAAGGATCTAGAGTTTGAACAACATAAATTTTATAATCATACTACAGGTGAAATTGCACCTGCATCAGGAGAAGATGAATTAGATTTTTTTACTGATGTTTATGGAGAGGTAAAAAATTCATCACTTATAATTGATAGGTTATCTAAGGCAATTTCACAATATCAAAGTGAGATTCGTTTTCCTTGGTTTAGTTCTTGGGATGGATTTTCACCTATTAAGTATAATAGGTATACTGAAAATAAAAAAATGGCTCAGCATTGTGATCATATTAAGGCATTATTTGAAGGTGAGAGGAGAGGTATTCCTATATTAACTTGCTTAGGTCTTTTGAATGATGATTATACAGGAGGTGAATTTAAATTATGGGGTGGTGCTACTATTGACATGAAGCCAGGTGATCTGCTAATATTCCCTAGTAATTTTATGTATCCACATCAGGTTAATCCTGTTAAAAGTGGTACTAGATATTCTTATATTAGTTGGGTATGGTAAAAGTGACTCCCTTTGAGACCTATCGCACATATCTATCAATGAAAAGTCATTTTACTAATCCTAAGTATGACTTCATTAAGTATGGTGGTAAATCTCGTGCTACAATAACATCATTCAATAAAAGGAAAGATAAGTATTGGTTTGAGAAAACTTCTAGGAAGTATT